GAAAGCGGCCTGAAAGCGGTCCATAAAACCGCCGAAGCCGCCGCGGAGAACGCGGTGGTGGCTGAACGGATCCGGGCCAAGCTGCTGGCGCGGCTGGAAAAGCTGGCGGACGTGACGCTGGACGCCACCGAGACCCGGGATTATGATGGGCCCAACCGGGTGGCGATCAACCGGCTGAGGGACCTGACCTCGGCGCTGAAGGACCTGACGGGGGACAAGGTGAAGGTTGATCTGGAGGAGAACGCCCTACAGCAGGCCCGGGAGATCCTCGGGGGTGTGGACAGTGCTATCACCTAAGCAACAGGATTTCCTCCAGCGCTGCGACCATCGGTGGAACGTGAAGACCGGCGCCACCGGCAGCGGGAAGAGCTGGCTGGACTACGCCGTGGTGATCCCCCAGCGGCTGCTGGCCATGCGGGGCGAGGGCGCGGCGGTGATCCTGGGCAACACCCAGGGCACGGCCAACCGCAACATACTGGAGCCCATGCGGGACATCTGGGGCGAGCAGCTGGTGGGCACCATCGGCAGCGACAACAGCGCGAAGCTGTTCGGCCGGAAAGTCTACGTCATGGGCGCGGACAACAAGAAGCACGTGGCCCGGATCCAGGGCATGACCATCGAATACGCCTACGGGGACGAGATCACCACCTGGGCCGAGGGCGTGTTCCAGATGCTCAAGAGCCGCCTCAGGTGCCCCCACAGCCATTTCGACGGCACCTGCAACCCGGACGCGCCGAAGCACTGGTTCAAGACCTTCCTGGACAGCGGGGCGGACATCTACTGCCAGCCGTCCACGATCTTCGACAATCCCTTCCTGCCGAAGGAATTTGTCGAGAACCTGTGCAAGGAATACGCCGGGACGGTCTACTACAACCGGTTCATACTCGGGCAGTGGGTGGCTGCGGAGGGCGTGATCTACCGCCAGTTCGCCGACCATCCGGAGCGGTTTGTGGTAGATGAGCCGCCCAAGGTGCGGCACGCCGTGATCGGGGTGGACTTCGGCGGCGGCACCAGCGCCCACGCGTTTTGTTGCCTTGGGTTTACCGGGCAGGGCGGCGTCGTGGTGCTGGATGAGTACCACGAAAAGGACGCGCTGACCCCGAGCAAACTGGCCAGCGACTTCGTGGATTTTGTGCGGCGCTGCCAGGCGCGGTGGCTGGTGGCGGACTGCTGGTGCGATTCCGCCGAGCAGACCCTGATCAACGGGCTGCGGGCGGCCACCGCCGCGGCGGGCGTGATGATCAACGTGGGAAACGCCCTGAAAAAGCCGATCAATGACCGCATTCGCGCGACCTGTATCCTGATGGGATCGGGCCGCTTTTTCGTGAGCCGGGATTGCCCGGAGACCATCGACGCGCTCAGCAGCGCGCTGTGGGACGCCGACAAGCCCACCCAGGACGTGCGCCTGGACGACGGCACGACCAACATCGACAGCCTGGACGCCATGGAGTACGCGCTGGAGCGGGAGATCCCGGCGCTGATCGAGAGGTGGACACCGTGAGAGTATTGGACACTGTAAAAAGGTGGGGTGAGCGACTGATGCAGAGGGCAGGCGCGGCCACGGGGCTGGCCCGTGAATACCGCGATATATTTGACCTGGGCGGCGTGCCCGCCTTCAAGGCGTACTATCAGACCGGAATCTTCGTCTGGAAGGCGCTGTACAGGGGCTATTACGAAAAGTGGCATCTGGTGCCCGCGCCCACCGTCGCAAGTGCCGCCGCCACCCGCCGGCTGTACCGGCTGAACGCGGCCAAGGCCGTGTGCGCGGAGCTGGCGGGTCTGGTGTGGGGCGAGCAGGCGGAGATCCGCGTGGCGATGACCGGCTGGGAGGAGCACAAGGACGAGACCACCGGCGAGGTGGCCAACCCGGACCCCCTCAACGCCTACGTGCAGGGCGTGCTGAGCGCCAATGCCTTCGGCGAGCACCTGCAGCCGCTGATCGAGCAGGCCATGGCCCTGGGCGGCGGCGCGGTGAAGGTCTGGGCGGAGCCGGGGGACGTCGGCGCGGAGGTCCGGCTGGGCTACGTGAGCGCGGACCAGTTCGTGCCCCTGGCCTGGGACAACGCTTCGATCACCGAGGGCGTGTTCATCAGCCGCAGCGCGAAGGGCCGCTATTTCTACACCCGGCTGGAGTGGCAGCGGGTGGAGGATGGGCGGCTGGTGATCGAAAACCAGCTGTACCGCAGCGACATGGAGAGCAGCGCGCAGCCGGGGAAACTCCAGGACATCCTGGGCGCGCGGGTGCCGCTCTCGGAGCTCTACCCCGATCTGGAGGAGCAGGTGGAGGTCGCCGCGCCGGAGGGGCTTTTCAGCTATTTCCGCACGCCCGTGGCCAACAACCTGGACGACGGCAGCCCGCTGGGCATGTCGATCTACGGCAACGCCATGGAGACGTTGCACGCGCTGGACATCTGCTATGACAGCTTTGTCAGCGAGTTCCGGCTCGGCAAGAAGCGGATCATCGTGCCGGCGCGCTGCGTGCGGCAGGTGGTGGACCCGGTCACCGGCATACCCCGGCGCTACTTCGACCCGTCGGACGAGGTCTATGAGGCCTTCGCCGCGGACGACAAGGACGAGCTGAAGATCTCCGATGATTCGGTGGCGCTGCGGGTGGAGGAGCACATCGCCGCGCTGAACGCCTTTTTGAACATCCTGTGCCTGCAGGTCGGTTTCTCCGCGGGCTCTTTCAGCTTCGACAACTCCGGCGGCGTGAAGACCGCCACCGAGGTGGTCAGCGAGAACAGCAAGACCTTCAAGACCCTGCGCACGGTGAAGAACCAGCTGGCGCCCGCGCTGGAGAAACTGGTGCGGCAGATCGTGCAGGTGGCCGCGCTGTACGGCATCGAGCACGAGGGGCAGAGCGTGGCCGCGCTGGCCGCCGGGGGTTTCGAGGTGAAGATCACCTTCGATGACAGCGTCACCCAGGACCGGGCGACCAACCTGAACGAGGGGATCAGCCTGGTGAACAGCCGGCTGCTGAGTAAGTTCACCTTCCTCACCGACCCGAAGTACGGCATCGGCCTGACCGAGGCCGAGGCGAAGACCGAGCTGGAGCGCATCAACGAGGAGAGCCGCAGCGCGTATGGCGGCGATCTGCCGCCGCTCTCGTAGGGGCGATCTCCGATCGCCCGCAGGAGGTAATAAACCATGTACCTGACTTATGAGCAATACACGGCCTTCGGGGGCACGCTGGACGAGGCCGCCTTCGCGCTGGCCGAGATGAAGGCCCGGAAACGGATCGACGCCATGACCCAGGGGCGCGTGGCCCGGATGGCCGAGGTACCCGGCGAGGTGCGCGTGGCCATGATGGAGATCATCGGCGTGGACAGCGCTTTCGGGGCCGCGGCGCAGGCGTCCGCGCCCGTGGTGGCGTCCTTCACCACGGACGGCTACAGTGAGAGCTACGGGGGCGTCAGCGAGCGGATGAGCGCCGCCGAGGCGAAGCTGCGCGGCACTGTCGGGGAGCTGCTGTACGGCGTGACCGACGACGAGGGCGCGCCGCTGATCTACGCGGGGGTGGGGTGCCCGTGAGAATTAGGAATGAGGAATTAGGAATGAGGAATTAGGGGTGGTGGGCTTATGATGCTCTGCGATGATACAGTCACCGTGTTCCGGCAGGGCGTGGACCCGGCCACGAAGACGGTGAGCCTGTCCTGGACGGTGATCCGGGGCGCGCACTGGTTTGCCACCGCCGCCGATACCGTGGATCCCAAGGGCGGCCTGGTGGCGGCGAACAAGGTGACGGTGAGGATCCCCGAGGAGCACATCCCCGAGGGGCTGCAGATCTCCAAGGGCGATTTGATCGTGCGGGGCGAGGCCGCCGGGCAGACCGAGGCCGAGCTGCGCCGGACCTACGGCGCGGACTTCGCCGTGGTGCTGAGCGTGACCGACAGCCGCCGAGCGCCCAACGCGCCGCACCTGAAGATCGTGGGGACGTAGACGGACGAAGACCTCATCCGTCTTTTGACACGGGCATTAATGCCCCTGTCAAAATCCACCTTCCCCAGAGGGGAAGGCTTTGGAGGTGGGTACCTGATGTTTACCATCACCGCCCGGCTGATCGACCCGGGGGCGCTGGAGCCCGACAGCCTGCTGGCCAGGGCGGGCCTGCAGAGGGGCGGGCCGGTGCAATGCATGATCGACCAGCGGGTCATCGATTACTGCCAGCCCTATGTGCCCGCCAGCCCGGACCGGACGCTGGAGCACAGCGCCCAGCTGACCACCGAGATCGGCGAGGGCCTGGTGATCTGGGCCACGCCCTACGCCCGATATCAGTATTACGGCGTCGTGTACGGGCCGAACATTCCCATTTTCGACAAGGACACCGGCACGCTGCTGGGCTTCTTCTCGCCGCCCGGGAAGAAGAAGCACCCCACCGACAAGAAGCTGACCTATGACAAGGCCCAGAACCCGCTGGCCGGCCCCCACTGGGTGGAGCGGATGAAGGCGGATCGCATGAAGGACATCATTCGCGAGGCCAAGCGACTGGTGAGAAGGGAATTGAAATAGGGAGTAGGGACAAGGGAGTAGGGAGTAGGGGAACCGGCGGCAGCCACTATTCCTACTCCCTACTCCCTACTGCCTACTCCCTGCGCGACCGAAGGGAGCGATAACATGGACAACACCGCGAGCGTGCGCGCCTGGCTGCTGGCCTGCCCGCCCATCGCCGCGAGCACCGGCCTTTTCGGTTCGGACTACCTCCAGGACGAGCCTGGAGGCTTCACGTTGGACAGCGTGCCCAGCGCGCTGAAATACGTGGAGACCATCACCGGCGAGTACAAATTGAAATCCGAGCAGGAGCAGCTGTTCGTGCTGGCCGCGCGAATGGACTACGGCCCCGAGGCCGTGGCGAATCTGAACAACCTGAATGTTTTTCGGCAGATTTTCACCTGGATCATCGAGCGCAACAACGCCCGCGACCTGCCACAGTGGGAGGGCGGCGAGCTGACCGCCATTGTGCCGTCGCTGACCGCCTACCCCATCGCCATGGGCTCCAGCGCGGCGCGCTACCAGATCCAGCTCAAGGCGTTGTATATGGTGGGTTGACCATGGCCAACATCGACAAGCTGAATCAGCTGGGGCAGCCCATCGCGGATGTGTACGAGGAGATCTCCGGCCGGGTGATGATCAACCTGGCGCGGTATTTCAAGGCGCTGAAGCCGGGGGAGGAGCCCGGCGGCGCGTTTGAGTACCAGGCGCAGAAGCTCAGTGAGCTGGGCAAGCTGACCGGCGAGACCCGGCGGATCATCGGCGGCATGGCCGGGGTGGCCGGCACGGCGCTCCAGGTGGCTTTGGAAAAGGCCATCGAGGACGCGCTGGAAGATTTCGGGAAGCTGCGGCCCGCGGAGATCTCCCCGAGGATGACCCGGGCGTTTGAGCTGTACTACAATCAGAGTGCGGACAAATTGAACCTGGTCAACACCGTGATGCTGGAGAGCACCGAGGAGGCCTACCGCGCCACCGTGGCGGACATCGCCGCGCGCATGCGGATGGCCCAGGGGATCCTCAACACCGCCGGCGAGATCATCATCACCGGGGCGGAGAGCTTCAACCAGGCCCAGCGCCTGGCCGTGGAGCGGATGGTGGACAACGGCATCACCGGCTACATCGACCACGGCGGCCACCACTGGCGGCCGGAGACCTATGTGGCCATGGACATGCGCAGCACGATGCACAACGCTTCGAGGGAGGCCTTCTTCGAGACCAACGAGCGCCTGGACAACGACCTGTTCGTGGTCAGCCAGCACCCAGGCGCGAGGCCGCTGTGCTACCCCTGGCAGTGCAAGGTGATCTCGTGGACGGGCCCGGCGCGGGAGGTCACCGACGGCGACGGCAACCCGGTGCACGTGTACGCGCTCAGCGATACCACCTACGGCGAGCCCGCGGGGCTTTTCGGCATCAACTGCGGCCATCACCCGGAGCTGTTCATCCCGGGCGTGTCCAGCGTCCCGGAGCTGCGGCAGACCGAGGCGCAGAACGCCGAGGCCTACGCCGTCAGCCAGCAGCACCGCAAGCTGGAGCGGGACTTCCGCCAGGCGCGGCTCAAGCTGGAGGTGGCCCGGACGCGCGAGGACGCCACCGCGCTGGACAAGGCCAAGGCGGGGCTGACCCGCGCCGACGAGCGCCTGGACGCTTTCTGTGAGGCGCACAACCGCAAGCGCCGGCGGGAACGGGAGTACGGCAATTTGGCAATCCGTAAATACTGCGAGAAGTACAGTAAACTCACGGAGGGATGACGTATGGCAACCAACAGTGTTACCGCCTCGTTTGGCGCGTCCAAACTGGTGCGCACCCGTGCACTGCACCAGTGGGACTACGGTCAGGTCTTGAAGTTCGCTGGGCTTGACCTGCCCGACGCCTACACGGTGCATTTCTCAAATCAGGGCACACAGGGCACGGCTAAGACGATGATCGGCAACGCGGACGGCGTGGATATCCCGGACGAGTATCTGACCACGGGCCAGACGGTTTATGCGTGGGTGTACCTCCATGCCGGGGACGCTGACGGCGAGACGATGTACTCCGTCATTATCCCCGTGACGCAGAGGCCGGAGCCCGTGGAGGACGAGCCTACGCCAGTCCAGCAGGGCATGATAGATCAGGCGATTGCCGCCCTCAACGCTGGCGTAGAGGCGGCAGAGGACGTGGTTCAGGCCGTGCAGAACATGGGCGTTGAAGCCGAAACGCTGACCCCCGGCAGCATGGCGACGGTTGAGAAATCCGTTGACCCCGACACCGGCGCGGTGACGCTGGAGTTCGGCATCCCGCAGGGGGAACATGGAAATGACGGCATCTCCCCATCTATCACCATCACCGACATTACGGGCGGGCATCGAATCACTATCACCGACGCCAACGGAACACATACCGTGGATGTGTTGGACGGCATAAATGGCGACGCTGGGCGCGGCATAGTATCGGTGCAAAAAACCGGGACAGCGGGTCTGGTGGACACCTATACCATCACATACACGGACAGTACAACATCCACGTTTACGGTGACAAACGGGCAGAATGGAACTGACGGCATCTCCCCGACCATCACGGTTACGGACATCACGGGCGGGCACAGGGTGACCATCACGGACGCAACCGGGCCGCACTCGTTCGACGTGATGGACGGGGACAGCGCGGATGCGCCAGTGCAGGATGTGCAGGTTGCGGGAACGAGCGTGGTCACTGATGGCGTGGCGAATGTACCGATAATGGGCAATTGGCGATTCGGAGTCGCAAAAATATTTACTCCCACGTCTGCGTCTGGCATCTATGTAGACGCAGATGGTAACATCGACATTAACGCGGCGGATTATGCTATTATAAAGCGTGGTATAGCGACAAGCAGACCAGCACCTATCAGGTATTTGCCCGAGGCCATATACTTTGGGTTGGCAAAACTCGCTGGTGCGGACATGAATAATGTCACGGGCGAAACTGTCGGTGTCTACCCCGAAGCCCAAAAATCCGCCATCTCCCAGATGCTCAATGGCTCCGTCGTCGTCTCCGGCACAACGCCCACCATCACCGCCCTTCCCGGCATCCGCTACGTCTGCGGCGAGTGTACCACGCTGGACATTACGCTCCCGGCAAGCGGGATTGTGGATGTGGTGTTTGAGAGCGGCAGCACACCGACGGTGCTGACCATTACCCCGCCGACAGGGCAGACAGTCAAATGGGCGAACGGCTTTGACCCGACCGCGTTGGACGCTAACATTACCTACGAAATCAATATCATGGATGGACTGGGGGTGGCGGCAACGTGGACTTGATGGAAATGAGAAGGAGGTTGATGATGGGGATGGGCGAAAACATTGCAAACGTGCTACGTAGATTAAATATGGCCTATGGTTTGGCATTTGAACCCGGTTATGTTAGCGCCAACGGTAGCATATCTTCTGCTTCGGGCACAAACAGAGAAGTTGTTTCCGATTACGTCGAAAATCGTTTTTTAACGGATGAAAGATATGTCGCTGTTGTCGAATATGTCGGGAACACCGCAGGGGCATCTGTAGGCGGTTGGATTGGAATTGGTATGTATGACGATACAAAAGTGTTCAGAACTCGAGTCGCGCCATCGGCAGCATTAAATACGCAAATTGGCGAGAATGGATATACGGTATTCAGCCCTTTTCCCCAAACTTACAACGATGGGTATTGCCGCATATCTTACCGATCTTTTGGAAAATCGAATATTTACATTATACCAGCCATCCGATTGATGACTGATGCGTTCAACCCGAACAATATAAGTGGACATACAACATGAGACATAAGAAAGGAGCAATCATCATGCGTAACATCTTCACCACCAACGCCACGCAGGTCGTGGTATCTGATTCTCACCCCGAGGGTGTGTATTCTACAGTCAACGGCTACCCGATTCGCCGCGATTCCCGCGACTATGAGCGCACGGAGGAGAACCCGAACGGCAACGAAGAACTGGCTCTCATCGTGGCACAGGCAGACTATGCCGATGCTGTGAAAGCCCTGTCCATCGCCCACAATCGTACTGGCTGGGCCGTCACGCTGGAGCGCTGGGACGGCGTGCAGATTGCGCGTAAATCGTTCGGTGCGTTTCCTGACATGACCCCGGCCCCGGAACCGGAGCCCGAGGCTGAAAACGACATTAGCGAATAAAAGTAAACACATAATAATAGATTAGTAGTAATCACACAGCTCCCATTACGGCCGGTGGGACTGGAGTAATCACCGCGGCGACTGCAAGAACAAATTTGAGTGTAGGGGAGGCGAGTGAACATGATCCGCAACATCATCGAGAAGCCCTTCGCCGAGGGGCTTAAGTACCTGAACGCGGCGGGCCTGTCCACGGACACCAAGCCCACCGAGGGGCTGATCACCGGCAGCCGGTTCATCGAGGTGGACACCGGCGACCTGTACGCCTTCGACGAGGTGAGCGGCGAATGGAAGAAGATCGCCGACGGCCCGCAGACGCCTGCGGCCGTGGGCGGGGAAGGAGGAGCGTAACCGATGGCTGATGTGGCGTGCACCCATCCCGCCCGGGTGATGGGCAAGGGCGGCCGGCTGGTCTGCCTGACCTGCGGCGCGGAGATCCCGGACAAGCCGGAGAAGCCGGCGAAGCCGGCGAAGCAGGCCGAGGGAGTAGGGAGTAGGGAGTAGGGAGTAGGGAGTAGGAATACCGGCTGCCGCACTCCAAAAGCCTTCCCCTCTGGGGAAGGTGGCACGGCCGCAGGCCGTGACGGATGAGGTCGATAGGGCACCCCATTCTCAATTCTCAATTCACCAAGTATCACGTCCGGCGGGACGTAAATCACGCGGACACATCCCATCACTCTATGGGGATGAGAAAAGGAGTGTAAGTATGGCAAACATTTTCACCCGGAAGGCGCTGAACGAGATCATGGCCAACGAGGGACTGACGCCGGAGCAGCGGACGGAGCAGGTTTTCGCCCTGTACGGCCGGGCGCTGGACGATGGCTACATCGCCAAGGGCGCGGCAGCCCAGGCCCAGGAAACAGCGCTTGCCAATGCTAAGACCGAGTGGGAAAAGGGCGTCAAGGTCCCGGATCCCAAGGAGAGCGAGGATTACAAGAAGCTGGCGGGCGATTTCACGGCCTACAAGGCCATGCAGCAGGCCCGCGGCTCCAAGGACTACGAGGGCGTGAAGCCCAAGTTCTTCGAGACGGTGTATGGCATGGTGGACCGCAAGGACGGGGCGAAACCCGTCGAGGAACAGCTGAAGGCCATCCGGGAGAATTACGAGGAGTATTTCGACCAGGGCCAGACCAAGCCGCCGGTATTCGGCGCGCCCACCCGGGGCAGCATGCCCAAGGGCGAGGAGGGCGCCGCGGCGGAGTTTTCCAAGACCTGGGGCTTTGGAAAGCGGAGTTAGGAATTAGGGAGTAGGGACAAGGGAGTAGGGAGTAGGGGAACCGGCGGTAGCCACTATTCCTACTCCCTACTGCCTACTGCCTACTCCCTCAACCAACTGAAAGGAGCGAATCAATATGGCGTTTACCCCTGTGAACGTGAACTACGCGGCCGAGTACAGCAAGGCGCTGGCGAACGCGTACCCCTATCTGAGCTACTTCCCGGAGATCTGGGCCGGGGAGAACGCGCGGCTGTACAAGCCGGGCATGGGCAAGACCATGTACATCCCCACGCTGACCACCAGCGGGGCCAGGGCGGCGGACCGTGACCAGATCACCGGCACCTTCAACCGCAACTGGAACAACGCGCTGCAGCCCGTGACGCTGGAGATGGACCGCGAGTGGGACACCCTGGTGGACCCCATGGACATGGAGGAGACCAACCAGGTGGCCACCATCGCCAACATCACCCGCGTCTTCAACGAGCAGCAGAAGGTGCCCGAGATGGACGCCTTCCTGGCCGCGAAGCTGTACAGCTTTGTAACGCCCGACACCAGCAGCCTGACCGTCAGCGGCATCCTGAGCAAGTGGGACGGCTATCTGGAGCAGATGACCAACGCCCGCGTGCCCCTGGACCGCGTGGTGTGCTACGTGACCCCGGCGATCTTCACCATTTTGAAGTCGGCCAGCGGCATCAGCCGGTACTTCAACATTGTGGGGGCTGACGGCAAGGGTGAGAACGGCTACACCCTCGACCGCCAGATCGCCAGCCTGGACGGCGTGAAGATCCGCGTGGTGCCGGCGGACATCATGAAGAGCGCCTTCGTCTTCACCGAGGGCTGGGCCGCCGCCAGCGGCGCGAAGCAGATCAACCTGATCATGGTGAACGTGGATTCCGTGGCCGCGCCCGTGAAGTACGAGACCAGCATGATCAGCGCGCCCACCGCCCAGAGCAAGGGCAAGTACCTGTACTACGAGCGCTACTACTACGGCGCCTTCAAGCTGGCCCAGCGCGACGGCATCGTGGTGAACGCGGCGGCGTAAGGAACAGGAATTAGGGAGTAGGGACAAGGGAGTAGGGAGTAGGGGAACGGCGGCAGCCACTATTCCTACTGCCTACTGCCTACTGCCTACTCCCTCAACCAACTGAAAGGAGCACAATCATATGCCTAACGAGATCACCGGCAAGATCGCGCGCAAGTACATGGCGCATTTCCTGGACGCCAGCTTCATGGGCAACACGCCCAGCTGGTACCGGGTCGGCAAGGACCTTGAGGAGTTCAACGTGGAGATGAACCCCGACACCGAGAAGAAGAAGAACATCCTGGGCAACAACAGCTTCGTGCACAACGGCTATGAGATCTCCGCCAGCGCGGAGCCCTTCTATGCCGAGGTGGGCGACGCGCTGTTCGAGCGGCTGCAGCAGATCGTGGACACCCAGGCCACGGACGACGGCTGCAAGACCTACGCGCTGGAGGTCCACCTGTGGGAGGAGGGCGCCACGACCGGCACCTATGTGGCCTACCGCCAGGAGTGCTACGTGATCCCCACCAGCTACGGCGGCGACACCAGCGGCTATCAGATCCCCTTCGACGTGAACTACGTCGGCGACAAGGTCAAGGGCAAGTTCACCCCCGCCGAGGGCTCTACCCCCGCCAGCTGGGTGGCGGACGCCTGATGAATTAGGAATTAGGAATGAGGAATTAGGAATTGTTGAGGAAATCCCTGCGGGATTTCTTTTAATTCAAATCCCGGAGGGATTTGTACCGCCATTCCTCATTTCTCATTCCTCATTCCTCATTTTCCCACGAACAGAACGGAGGGCGCATTATGGCAGAGGATATCAAAAACCTGAACACGGTCATCACCGTGGACGACGGCAGTCGCCGCGTCCCGATACGAAATACCTATGGCGAGGAGATCGGCGCGTTTACGTTCCGGCCCACCGATGTGGGCATCATCCAGCGCTATAACGATATGGTGAAGCGCTTCGACGCCGTCATCGAGCCGCTGCAGGCCCTGGAGGGCGACGTGGACCTGGAGGATCCCCGCTATGCCGAGGCGATCACCGAGGCCACCCGGCGCGTGTACGACGAGGTCAACGCCCTTTTCGCCAGCGCCGACGCGGCCGAGGGCTTCTTTGGCCGCATGAACCCCTTCAGCCCCGTGAACGGCGAATTCTACTGCGCCGGCGTGCTGAACGCCGTCGGCGAGTACATCAGCCAGGCCTTCGACACCGAGACCGCGAAGTTCAGCGAGAAGGCGAAGACCTACGCCAACCGAGCGACGCGCAGGGCGAAGAAATGATCTTCGACCTGCCCACCGCGCTGGACTTCGGCGGCGCGTCCTGGGACATCGACCCGGATTTCCGGCAGGTGCTGCGGATCCTGGAGGCGATGGAGGATCCGGACCTGACCGACGGCGAGAAGGCCACGATCTGCCTGATCAACCTGTACGTGGACGCGGATCAGATCCCGCCGGAGCTGGCCCAGGCCGCCTTTGACGCGGCAATCAAATTCATCGACCACGGTGCAGGGGATGGTAAGCCCGGCCCTCGCACGATGGACTGGACCCAAGACGCCCCGCTGATCTTCCCCGCCGTGAACCGCGCCGCCGGGTTTGAGGTGCGCAGCGTGGATTACATGCACTGGTGGACCTTCCTGGGCTTCTTCATGGAGATCAAGGACACCGTCTACTCCACCGTGCTAAGCCTGCGCGGCAAGAAGGCCCGGCACAAAAAACTGGAAAAGAGCGAACAGGAATTCTGGAATGAGAACATCGGCATCTGTCGGATTCGCGAACGACTGACCGAGGAAGAAAAGGCCGAGAAGGAACGATTAAAAGCATTGTTGGGGTGATAGCATGGCGGCAGGTGTGTCCGACGGCGCGGTAATCGTCGATACCGGGCTGAATAATTCCGGTTTGATCAAGGATTCGAAGGGCTTCCGCAGGGCGGTGACTTCGCTGGCCGATACTGCGAAGCAGGCCGGGCGGCAGATGGCCGGCGGGGCCGGCGGCTACCTGAAAGCCATGCGCAGCGCCAGCGCCGGCGCGAAATCCGCCGCCGCCGACCAGAAGGCCCTGGCGAAGGAAATCGCCAAGACCGAGGCCGCGCTGGCGAAATTGGAGGAAAAGCAGGAGCTGGCGCGCAGGAAGTTCGACGCGGCCAGGGAAGACGCGGTCGCCAACGCTACCGCCAAGTTTAACGAGAACACGGCGAACGCCGAGCTGCTGCCCTGGGAGAACGAGGCCCAGGCCGCGGAGCAGCTCATGGAGGATCTGGCCGATACGATCAATAAGACCGTGGAGAAGTTCGGCACCTTCGAGGAGACGGACGCCTTTCGGAATATGAACGTCGAGGCCGACATGCTGCGGGAAAAGCTGGCCGGGCTGCAGTCGCAGATGGGCGGCGGCGGCGAGGGCGGCGGCGGTCTGGGCGGCGGATTTCGAGGCATCGCCGCCGCTGCGGGCCACGCCTTGGCGGCCATCGGCAAGTTTGCCGGCGGCGGCGCTGTGCGCTACCTGCGCTGGCTGGCCGCGGGCGCGAAAAACGCCGCCGTAGCGCTGGCGAAGATGGCCGGCAGAGCGGTCAAGAGCGGCCTGAAAAAGATGGGCGGCCTGCTGGCCAACGCCACCCGCTCGCTGCTGGGCTTCAATAGGGTCCAGGGCGCGGCCAACGGAAGCATTGGCCTCAGTCTGAAAAACCTGCTGGGATACGGCCTGGGCATCAGCGGCTTGATGGGCCTGTTCAACAAACTGAGGGGCGCGGTGAAGGAGAGCTTCGAAGAGCTCGCCAAGCACAACCCCGCGGTCAACAGTGCGCTGAACACCCTGAAGGCCTCCCTGAACGGTCTGAAGGGGAGCCTCGCCACGGCCTTCGCCCCGATCTTCACGGCCGTAGCGCCGGCGCTGAGCGCGCTGGTGAGCATGCTGACCACGGCTATCAACGTGATCGGCGCTTTCTTCGCCGCGCTCACCGGCCAAAAGACCTATCAAAAGGCCGTCGCGGGGCTGGAGGCCACGGGCGGGGCGGCTTCCAGCGCCAGCGGCAAGGTGAAAGAGTTGAAGCGCGAGCTCGCCGGCTTCGACCACCTGGAGATCCTGCACGACCAGGACAGCGGCAGCGGCGGCGGAGGCGGCGGTGGCAGTGCCGGCGGCGGCCTCACCTATGATACTGAGCAGGTGGGCGGCGGGATCACCGATTGGGTGGAGCAGCTTAAAACCCTGTGGGCGGCCCAGGATTACGACGGCATCGGCCGCGTGATCGCCCAGGGCATCAACGGCGCGTTTGAAAAGGCCAAGCAGTTGATCAGCTGGGACAACCTGGGTGAGAGGATCACCCAGGCCGTGAACGCCGTCACCGGGATCCTCAATGGCCTGGTGGACGGCATCGACTGGGGTCTGATCGGCAGGACGTTCGGGACCGGGGTCAACACGATCCTGAAAGCGATGAACCAGCTGCTGACCAAGATCGATTGGGCGAACCTGGGGAAGATGCTGGCCGAGGGCCTTAACGGCCTTGTGGATGAGGTGGACTGGGTGCTGCTGGGCGACACCCTGGGCGCGCGGTTCAAGGCCGCGCTGCAGGCGCTGGGGAATTTCCTGGCGACGTTCGACTGGGGAGCCCTGGGAACGAAGCTCTCCACCGGCATCAATGCGCTGGTCAAAAAGATCAACGAGGCGGTGGACGGCGTCAACTGGAACAGCGTCGGCACGAACATCGGCACCGGCCTGTCCAACCTGATCACCGGCGTGGACTGGGAAAACGTGGGCGCGACGCTGGCGAAATATTTCAACACGGCGCTGACCGTCATCAAGACCACGATCCAGGAGTTCAAGTTCGGCGAGGCCGGCACGGCGCTGGGGAAGGGCGTCAATAAGTTCATCAAGGATGTGAACTGGGCCGGGATCGGTCAAACAATTTCGGATGCATTCGCTGGTGCGCTTGAGTTTATCGCAAAGGCCATCGAGGCTATAGACTGGAAGCAGATCGGCAAAGACCTGGTGACAGCCGCTAAGAAACTGGATCTCAGTGGGCTTTACAGCAGCTTTTCAGAAGCCATCGGCGCGGCCCTGGGCGGCCTTGCGGCGTTTGTTGCCGGGGTCATCAATGAGGCATTCAAGGGCATCAAGAATTACTTCGACAAATCCATCGAGGAAGCCGGCGGGAACGTGGTGCTGGGCATTTTGAACGGCATCATCAACGCCATCGCCGGCCTCGGGGCATGGATTGTTGATAATATCTTCAAGCCCTTCATCGATGGCTTCAAAAAGGCCTTCGGCATCGCCAGCCCCGCCAAGGAGATGGAGGAGCCGGGCAAGAACATCCTGCTGGGCGTCTACGAGGGCATCAAGGCCGCGATCAAGGGCGTCGGCAAATGGGTCAAGGAGAACATCTTTGACCCGATCTGGAACGCGATCAAGAGCGCCGGCGAGACCGTGATCACCATCGCGGTGTCGCTGGTGAAGAAGGTCGGCGAGTGGGCCGGGGAGGTATGGGATTTCCTGGTGTCTGCCGTTGATGTAATAACCAAGACGGTCAAAGCCGGGATTACCTGGGCGACCCAGATCGCCGAGACGATCATTCAGTGGATCGCCACTGGCCTGGAGACCATTGTCAAGACGGTACAGGCTGGACTGGTTTGGGCGACGAAGATTGCCGAGACGATCTTCAAATGGCTGGAAAAGGGCCTGGAGACTATTGTCAAGACCGTGCAGGCCGGACTGGTTTGGGCGACGAAGATCGCTGAAACAATCTTCAAATGGCTGGAAGCGGGCCTTGAAACCATTGTCAAAACGGTACAAGCTGGGCTTGTATGGGCGACGAAGATTGCAGAGACAATCTTCAAATGGCTCGAAAAGGGCATTGAGACCATCGTCAAGACGGTACAGGCTGGACTGGTTTGGGCGACGAAGATCGCTGAAACAATCTTCAAATGGCTGGAAAAGGGCTTGGAGACCGTCAAGAAGACTGTCGAGGCGGTATTGTCCTGGGCGGGCGCAATCGCCAGCACGATCATCCAGTGGATTGCCAAGGGCGCTGAGAACATCAAGAAGACTGTCGAGGCGGTATTGTCCTGGGCTGGCGCAATCGCCAGCACGATCATCCAATGGATCGCCAATGGCGTTGAATCCGTTAAGAAAACCGTTGAAGCGGGAATTAAATGGGTATCTGATGCTGTGCAAAAGGTGATCAGCTGGATCTCTAACGGCGTCGAGGCCGTGAAGAAGACCGTCTCGGCTGGCCTGGGGTGGAACAGCGCTACGGCTGAGGCGATCTGGGGCTTTATCAGCGGCGCGGCCACGATCACGAAAGATATCATCGTCAACATCATCGGCAATATTGATTCCTGGCTGGCGTCTTTCCTGGGCATCAATACCGCGGGCGAAAGCAAGAGGATAGCGAACGAAGACGCCGGCGCTATGGCCTATGCCCAGTCCCATGGGGTGAAAATTACCGCCACGGTCGACGGCAAGGCAGGCAAAGGCATCAAGAGCCTGGGCGAAACCAACAAGCTGAACGGCTTCGACGCTTCTACCGAAACGATCAACGGCAAGGCTGGCACCGGAATCAGCAGTCTCGGCAAGAGCAACGAGCTGAACGGGTTCAAAGCGGCCAGCGAGACCGTCAACGCCAAGGCCGGCACCGGCATCAAGAGCCTGGGCGAAACCAACAAGCTGAACGGCTTTGCGGACGGGAAGGTCTCGGTCAACGGCGCGCCCGGCGACGGCTTCAAGGGGAAACTCTCCGGCACAAATACCTACACGCTCAAGGGCATCGAGGCCTCCGACGCGAAGGTCAATGCCAAGGCGGGCACCGGCTTCAGCAGCGTTGGCAAGAGCAACGAGCTGAACGGGTTCAAAGCGGCCAGCGAGACCGTCAACGCCAAGGCCGGCACCGGCATCAACAGCATGGGCGGCACCAACACGCTGAACAGCTTCAGCGCGCGGACGGTCACGATCAACGCCGCAGCGGGCAACTGGGCCTCCGGCATTGTGCAGTGGATCACAGGCAATTCCCGGGGCACCATCACCGCGACCATTAACCTGGTGGCCGGCGCGGTTACGGGCTTTGCGCAGGCGATCACGAAGATCTTCTTCAAGGCCGGCGGCGGCATCATCACCGCGGCGGGGCGCTCGCTGGGCTTTGCCTCCGGCGGGATGATCACCGGCGGCGGGCGGCCGAATTGGTGGAACAGCGTGCAGAAGTACGCCTCTGGCACCAGCCGCGCCCACGGCACGCTGTTTGCGGCGGGGGAGGCCGGGCCCGAGATCATCGGCCACATCAACGGCCGCACGGAGATCCTGAACAAGAGCCAGCTGGCCCAGACCATGTACAGCGCGGTGAGCGCCGGCATGCTGGCGGCGCTGAGCAAGGTGCGCTTCCGCCTGCCCGCCATGGCTACCGGGGCCGTGCTGCCCTACGAGATCGCGGCGCAGATCGCCCGGACCGGCGCGGCCATCGAGGACACGCTGAACGCCAACAACGAAGACCTGATCCAGGTGATCATCTCCACCATCGGCGCGCAGACCAGCGCCCTGGTGGCCGCGCTGCAGGCGCTTCGCGCCGGCGGCGAGGGCGGCATGACCGCCCGGCAGGTGATCGAGGAAATCAACCGGCGGACGCAGATGTTTGGGGCGTCGCCGCTGCAGGGGGTGTAAACCATGGCCAAGCCCGTGCTCATCATCAACAGCCACGACTATGCGCCGTTGGTCGAGGAGCTTTCGATTTCACTGAACGACCTGGACGCGGAGGGCAGCGGGCGCGACGTGCAGACAGGGGAGATGTTCCGCACGCGGATCGTCACGAAGCTGAAGGTCAGCGTCAAGCTGCTGCGCCTGAAACAGCCCCAGATGCAGCAGCTGCTTGCCGACCTTTCCGCGGCCTTCTACAGCGCGAAGGTGATCCACCCGTCCACCGGCGCGCAGGTGACCCGGCAGTTCTATACCTCCACGATCCCCTGCGGCGCGCAAAGGTATGATCGGAATACCGGCGCGCCGTTTTATGACGGGGTTTCCTTCGACATGACGGAAAAGTAGGGAGTAGGGACAAGGGAGTAGGGAGTAGGGGAACCGGCAATTCCTACTTCCTACTCCCTACTGCCTACTCCCTAAAGCGACTGAAAGGAGCTTACTATGCAAACCACATCCGCCACCTGGCGATCCCTCTGGCAAAGCGGCTCCGCCCGGCTGGAGGCGCGCGCCACCATCGCGGGCACGGTGTACACGGACATCAGCGCGCCGGTGATCGCCCGGGCGCTGATGCAGGAGGGGCTGAGCGCGGGCAACGCGGTAAGCGCCTCCTGCGCGCTGAGCCTGCGCGCGCCGGGGCAGATCCCCAAGGCCGCGACGGTGCTGGTGGAGCAGCGCCTCACGGACGGCGAGACCGCCAGCGAATGGCTGCCGGCGGGCACGTTCTACATCTCCCGGCGCAGCCGCGACCCGGTCACCGGCCGGCTGTCTTTGGAGTGCTACGACGCGCTGCTGAAGGCCAACGCCGTATGGGAGCCCTCCGCGGGCGCCTGGCCCCGGAGCATGACGGGCGTGGCGGCGGAGCTGGCCGCGCTGATCGGCGTGACACAGGACCCGCGCAACGCCCTGGACAGCGCCCTCACGCTGCCCGAGCCCGCGGCAGGGGCCACCGTGCGGGACGCCCTGGGGGCCATCGCCGCGGCCCACGGCGGCAACTGGATCATCACCCCCGCGGGTCTGCTTCGGCTGGTGCCGCTGCTGGGCTCTGGGGACAGCGTGGCGGCGCTGGGCGTGCTGGGCAGGATGGACGCCGGCGAGGCCATGGCCATCACCGGCGTGCGCTGCGCGGCGGAGAGCGAGACCGTCCTCTCCGGAGACGAGACCGGCGCGGTGGTCACGCTGAACAATGGCCTGCCCGCCTGGGCGGCGACGCTACAGGAGGATTGGGATGGCGAGACCTGGCAGCGCTTCGAGCTGTCCGGCGCGGTCTACGACCCGGCGGCGGAGCTGGGCGACAACCTGCTCGCCGGCGCGCTGGGCGAGGTGGACGGCGTGCTGTGCGGCGAGACCGTCACCCTGGGCGCGATGTTCAAGGGCGACGTCCGGGCCCCGGGGCCGGAGGAGCTTGCGGACGAATATCCCTACATCGGCGCGGCGGCGAAGACCCTGGCCGTGGCCAAGGCCTACGCCCAGAACGTCAGCGCCGAGGCCGCCCAGGCCCTGGACAACGCGCTGACCCAGCTGGAGATCTTCAACCGCCTCACCGGCAACGGCGCGGCCCAGGGGCTGTATTTGGTGAACGGCCAGCTGTACGTCAACGCCAGCTACATCCACAGCGGCGCGCTGTCGCTGGGCGGGGCCAACAACGAAAACGGCGCGCTGCAGATCTACGACGCGGACGGGAACGTCATCGGCGTGTGGGACAAGGACGGCGTGATCATCAACTCCGGCCTGATCTCGGACGGGCAGGGCCGTTGCAGCTGGAACCTGCAGACCGGGGCGATACAGCTGTACAACATGCTCTTCAACAGCAGCGGCATGCACAAGACGACGGAGAACACCGTGAACAGGTCGGCGCTTGACATCAACATCGACGGCGTCACCCTGACCCAGGAGTCAAGGGTCGGGAGCTCCGGCACGGCGATGGGGAGCCTCAGGCCGGACGAGCTCAACCTCAGCCGCAAGCCCGCGGGCGCTACGAACCGGCTGTATGGCGTGACGAGCCTCGATACCGGCACCACATCCACCGACGACTATCCGGCCGGCGCGCTCTACATCCGGGTGCATAGCCTGTTTGCCTCGGACGCCCGCGGCCTGCTGATCCATTCCTACAACAGCGCGCGGTTCCCGGGCGGCGGCGTCGAGGTCATCGGAAGCCTGGCCGCCGGCAACGGCGCGTCCGGCACCTTCACCACCGCCGACGGCAAGACCGTGACCGTGGTGAAGGGCATCATCACGGCGATCAGCTGAGGAAGCGGGGGAGGAGGTACGCATGAACGAGGACAGGATCTGGGCCGCCCTGCTGGCCGCCATCGGCAACCCCTGCGGCGCGGCGGGGCTGATGGGCAACCTGTACGCAGAGAGCGCGTTGAACCCGAGGAACCTACAGCAGTCCTACGAGCGCATACTGGGCTATACCGACGACAGCTACACCGCCGCCGTGGACACGGGAAGCCACAAGAATTTCGTGCACGACGGCGCGGGCTACGGCCTGGCCCAGTGGACCTACTGGAGCCGGAAGAGCAAGCTGCTGATCTTCGCACGGACCCGCGATGTCTCCATCGGCGACCTGGACATGCAGCTGGATTTCCTGATCGAGGAGATCAAGGGCTACGGCCTCGTGTGGTCCGCGCTGATCGCCGCGGCCAGCGTCCGGGCCGCGTCCGACGCCGTGCTGACCGGCTACGAAATGCCGAAGGACCAGGGCGAGGCCGTGAAGGTCAAACGCGCCGCCTACGGGCAGCGCTTTTTTGATACCTACGCAAAAAAGGAGAGTGACGACACCATGGCGACAGTCAAGATCGGCAGCGCCCGCATCGATGAGAACGGGCACGCCACCGGAGGCCGCGCCGGCGACCAGACCGGCAAGGAAGTATCCACCCAGAACTGGTACAGGCACAGCAAGGGCTGGCGGGTGCTCCGGGCGAAGGACCCGGCAGCGGCGGAGAAGATCGCACAGGCCATGCAGTGGGCTTGCGATTCGTCCCTGATCGGCTATGACCAGAACCAGCGCGAGACGCTGAGGAAGGCCGTCGCGCCTCTCGGGTGGGACATCCGGCGTCTGACCACAGCGGTGGAGACCGACTGTTCCGCGCTGGTGCGTGTGTGCTGTGGCTGGGCCTTCCAGCAGGACCTGGGGGCAGGCGTCAGCTACTTCAACACCACATCGATGTGCGCCGCGCTGCTGAAGACCGGCCTGTTCAATGAGCTGACCGGCAGCCAGTACACCGACCGGCAGGACTATCTGCGCCGGGGCGACATCCTGTGCACCCGCACGCAGGGGCACACCGTGGTGGTGCTGTCCAACGGCGGCAAAGCTGAAGCGCCCGCCCCGCAGCCCGCGGAGGGCCTTCGCCGGGGCGACTACGGCACCGCCGTCACCGCCCTGCAGCAGGCGCTGCTGGCGTGGCGGCCCGACTGCCTGCCCCAGTGGGGCCCGGACGGCGACTTCGGCGGCGAGACCGAGGCCGCGCTGAGGGCCTACCAGGCGGAGGCGGGGTTGCCCGTCACCGGCGTCTATGACGAGGCCACCCGCACCGCGCTGACCGCCCCGGCCCCCGAGCCGCCGGAGGAGCCCGCCTTCGTGCTGGCCACCGGCGACGTCAATGTCCGCGCCGAGCCGGGCACCGACGCCCGCATCATCGGCGTGCTGCCTGCGCACTACACCGCCCCCTACCAGGGCGAGAGCCGCCAGTGGGGCGGGCGCGAATGGTTCAAGGTGCTGTTTGAAGATCAGGACGGCTGGGTGTCCAGCAAACACGCGGAGGTGACGGTAGGATGACATGGGACAAGATTCTGAAATTCCTGGCCGGGATCGCAGGCGCGATCTGCGGCCTGTTCGGGGAGTGGTCGACCACGTTGACGATCCTTGTGGCGGTGATGGCCATCGACTACATCAGCGGTGTGATCGTCGCCGCCTGCGGCAAGTCGCCCAAGACCGAGGCCGGCGGCCTCAGCTCCAAGGTCGGCTTCATCGGCATCGCCAAGAAGGGCTTCATCATGCTGCTGGTGCTGCTCGCCACGATGCTGGACAAGGCCATCGGCAACGAGACCATGGTCTTCCAGACCAGCCTGGTGTTCTACTACATCGCCAACGAGGGTCTGAGCGTCCTCGAGAACGCCGCGCTGATGGGCCTGCCCTTCCCGGAGAAGCTGAAGAAGGCGCTGGAGGCGCTGAGGGACAGAGACGAACCGCCTGACGCCGGCGAATGAT